TCAAGTGCGTCAAACGCTTCTGTAATTAACGGGTCACGCAACAGCGCCGCTGCTCGCTCCCCTCTGGCCTGTTCGGCCATTAGCTTCCCTTCACTCAAAACAGTCTCCTATACTGTTGCAAAATTACCACACAATGTTTTTTAAGCAAAATGATTATTTTCTTAAAAACTTCCAGTAAACGTATCTTCCCAATCTGACTCACTCATATACAATTTTGCGTCTTTGCCGTAAGCAGATGTTCCAGATTCTTTTTTTATCCAAATGGAAGGGTAATACGGAATATTCATGGAGGAATTCCTCATATATTCAACGTATCTAGTGTAAAGGTTCGTGTCTTTGTCGTATCTAGGATTGTATTCGTAGTAACCCATATGGTTTTTGTTTTCATTTGAGCGTTGAATATATTTGGTGTTGACGGTCTCTTGAGGCCCAAACCTTTTTCCAAACTCATCAAATTTTGAAATTACTCCAGTTGTAGAGTCTCCGTTAATTGTAAGTATGCTTTTATTTAAGAACTGGTTTCCGTCAACTTTTTCGCCCAGCTCGAAAGAAGTGATGGCTGTTTGCATACCGTATTGAGTCTTTTTCTCACCGTAACGGTTTATGTAACTCTGGGCTGCGGATGAACTTGTAAACGGAACTGGCGGTGATTGAGAGACTTTACCCTCAGTCATATTAAGAAGTCTGTTGGCCATACTGTTTTGAGCAGAATTTAACTTACCCTTAATATAGTTATTAAAACTTTCGTTGCTTTTGATAACGTTTTCAGAAGTGTTTTCTGTTGGTGTAATTGCACCAGACTTCATAAGCTCGTAAATAACTTCTTGCGGATTGGCTGAGCGATTATTTTTACTGCTATAGTAAGAGTTAGAGGCAATGTTTCCAACACCGCTACTCAATACTTGTTGAGCCTTTGCCTCATCAACTACAAATCCATCTCTCACAAAACTGTTCAATATAGATGCAGATGCTTCAGAAGCCGCCTTGCCCCAATCTGAGTCTGCACCGTCTCCGCCGCTGAATCCTCCAGCCGTGAACTGTCCATTTGCAAATGAAACAGAACCAGACGAGTTTGGATATCTTCCAGCGGCGCCGCCTTGCCACAAGCTGGAAACCGTATCCATCACGGCCATAGCGGTTGTCATTACCCCGATTGGCGCTAAGAAATTAGACATCGAAGCACCGATGTCGAATGTCGCTGTGGAGCCAGTAAGTGAACCTATTGTTTGTGTGGCCTTTGCAACTGCAATCGCATCTGCTGGGCTATTGACACCCTCTTCAAGTACTTTAATACCTGTCAGAACTGTCCCTATGTCGCCTATAGCTTCACCAGCAGGCAGACCACCAGCCTCGGTGTAGTTCATAGTCAGGTCATCCGCCGCAGCATATGCGTTAGCTAAGTTAGCCGAAGACGGGTCTTCAAATGCTTTAGACATAGCGGCCAAGTTGCCTGCGACTGTCAGTCCCTCACCTACCGCTGGAGGTATAATCCTTCCGTCTTCACCGCCAACACCGACCAAGTCCCCGAGTTCGTTTATAGCATTAACAGCATCCTCAGAGCTTTGCCCCAAAGGATTTTCAATCATATTTTCTGTTTTAGCATAAGCCTCCCCAGTGGCCTTTGCTATCTCCGCCGCTGTTTTGGCAGACTCAGTAATCCCGTCATACCAAGCGCTACCACTGTCATCTGGGGCCTCCGCCTCATCCGATATTTTATCAATAATAGGGTCGATAATTGCTTCTTTGGCGGCTTCTAATTTGTCTGTAACGCCAAGAGCCTCATCAGCAGATTGAATAGGAGCTTTTACAATATCCTCAATAGGGTCTAATACTTCTTGCTGGACAGCTTCTTCTATAGGGTCAGCCACTACTTTAAAGGCGTCTTCAGTAGGGTCTAACACCTTTTGTTGCACAAACTCTTCTAGCGGGTCATACACAGCTTTAGCCGTACCTTCTGCATAAGGGTATATTTCTCTAAGCGCTTGCACACTGGCAAGAGCTTCCGATGCGTCAAATGTATCGCCGTTAACTCTTTCAGGCATGGTCTGTGTTGGCATGTAAATTCCAGAGCGATACTCTCCACCAAACCAAGTGGGGTCAATAGAGATGCTTTCTTGAAATGCCTGCTCTAGTGGCTGATACTCTGTCATGTAGTCTTGGGGCATAGTTGCCTGAATAGACTCAAGTATAGGCGCCGCGTCAAACACGCCCTGAGAGGGAGCGTATGATGTTGGGCTTACTTGTGTGAAATCCTGCATCCAAAGAGGTAAGTTTTCCATACCGTAGCTAATGTTTTCTGGACGCTTAAAATATGTAATGTCACTTCCTAAAATGTCTCCAAGAGGCATATCGGGCGCTGCAACACTAGCAGACGGAACAGAAGCAACGTTACTGTGGTAAATTGGATTTGGCGGAACAAAAGCAACAGATGGCGCTAAAGGGTTAGCGACATTTATCAGCTCCTCAAGCTCCTCTTGCGTCATCTGCGGTGGCAAAGCCATATTAAACCCTCGGCAGGTTTACTGATGTTTCGATATCTGAACGTAATTTTTCGATGCGAAGCTGGCGTTCAAACTCAAGCTCTTGACGGCGCAGCTCAAGCTCTGCTGCCATCTTCTCGCGCTCAAGTTCAAATTCCATTTGCATTTTCTGTTTCTTAAGCTCGATGTCTTGCTGGGCTTTCTGCATCTCCATTTGCATTTCTGGAGTTGGCTGATTACCCTTCTGTTGAGCAGCTTGCGCTTGCTGCTGCATCTTAGCCTCAATCTCTTGCGGTGAAGACCAGAATTGATTTGCATCTTTAAAGCCAGATAACTCAGTAATCTTGGCAAGTGTATTGCGATACTGAGACATAGTAACTAGAGGGTTGTTCATGCCCATTTGCATCAATGTTTGCTCTTGCTTCGCAGCGGTTTGCATTAGGAAAGCAATCTGCTGGTCTTTCTGTGCAGTACCCAAGCCTACGTTAATTTGCACATCATACATGTGCGCCCACTCACGCGGGTCGATAGGAACAAAGTTATTATTCAAACGAATAATTTTTTCTTTGTTTTGGTACTTTGTAACAAGATGCAGGATGTTGCGGAACAAGCGGCGTACGCCAGTTTCTGCAAACACACGAGCAATCATTTCAATCTTACCCTGTTGGGCAGACTGCATAGCGGCCACGGCAGTAGCAGTAGTAGACTGTAAGGCGTCAGCGTCAAGACCCATAGACTGCTTGTTGATTCCTGTGCGTTGCTCACGGACACTATCCATGTAGTTCAAAGCAGGGAACACAGACGACGACACGTCCGAAACCTGTAAGGGCTGCACTGCACCAGCTTGGCGCACACGCACAATACCTGCGGGGCGGTTGGTCATCAGGTCGTCAAGATTTACCTGACCCTCAACAGCAACCACACGGGCATTGTTTGTGTTGTAAATATTGTCCAACAACTGACGCATCAGTGTTGACTTAATTAGCTGCACATCCATCACAAGCTCGGCAATCGAGCGCCCAATAGCACGGTGTGGCATCAGCACTGGAGAGAGCAAGGAGAACGGAACAATGTCGCACTCTTCGTTTTCAAGAACATGATAGGAGTTGCCAACCGTAATGACGCGGCGCAACTCTGCAATTCCGTCACCATCGTAATCAGATTTAATGTAGGATTCTGTCACCAAGACATCACGCATGACTGGGTCTAGGCTGTTGTGGCTGGAGCCAGTTTCGATGTCCTCGAAGCGGCTTGTGCGCTCTTCGGATGTCTCTAGGTCAGACGCTCCAGCATACTGCTCAACCTCATCTCGGTCGTAACCCATAGCAACCAAATCGCTAACAGACATGTTAGTGCGGTGCGCTACAAAATTAGCGTCCTCGATGGACTTAGCGCGAGCTTCAATCAAGAACTCTTCTGGCGGCACATTCTCTACGTTTACCCGTCCATCTGTTTTCGTGCGGCGCAGTTTAATGTCGTACATCATTGGAGCAGGAAGTATGTTGCCATCAGGCAGCATCATATCCTCACCGACAATAGTTACATCTTGCTCGACAATTTCAATCTCTTCGTCTGCCAAAAGAATTGTAAGCTCTTCCTCGTTTAAGCCTTCGTATTCTTCTGTGGCAACTTCAGTGGACTCTTCCCAGTTTGTTTTTACAACGCCAGCCTTTAGGATAAGCGCATCCTTGAACCAGTTGTGCATGATTTCAAAGCCACGATTATCTGTATTGATAATCCAGTTTACATAGTCACTTGCCTGCTGGGCGGCGGCAATGTCCTCTGGGCCTTTTGGCGTAAAGCTCACATAGTCATCCGACTGCGTAAAGATACGCATCAGGCTTGGCATGATATGTTCGATAGTGTCACTTACTTCTGTGCTAACAACTTGAGAACGATTAGGCTGCTCATTGCCAAACGGCTCACCTAAATAGTAGTCCATTGCGTCAATACGGTCTTGAGAGTACTCCGTATCGTAATGCCCTATAGACTGCTCAATTTCATTGCGAACAATGCTTTGAAATTCAATATCGTTCATTTTAGCCATTATATATCTCTTAATCTGTTGCGTCATCGCCAAGCTCTACGACTGTAGGCTTGCGAGGTGCTTTTTTAGCTTTTACTTTTTTCTTTTCTTTTTTAGGTGCTGGGGCTTTTACAGGCTCTGGAGCTTTGATAACTTCCGCAATCAGTGGCTTGCGACAGCTTTTGCAAAAGCCAGTAAGATTTTTCTGAACTGGGTATCCGCAGTGTGGGCAGCTAGTCATTACGCTACACCTTTAAGGCACTTGTTAGCCTTGGTGCAGGCACGAGGTGAGCCACACGTTGAGCATGTCTCAAAATTCTTGCCGCCAGCTTTTTTAGCAGCAGCCATTCCAGACTTTGTGTACGGATAATTTTTACCTTTAACCATTGGCATAATAAACTCCTACCATTTAACCTTGTGCGACCAATATTTTGCAGACAACTTGCTTGTCGGCTTTCCTTGAGCATTATGTCTAGCATAGTATGATTTTTTTCGTGCTTTGTCTTTAGCTGTTTTAGGATTTTTCCCAGCGCCCTTCACACCCTGCTGACCGAAGCGAATAAGGCGAATCTTGTCACCCTCTTTTGCTAAAACGGCATGGCTCTTCTTCGCGTGCTTGGGGGTGCGTTTAGGTTTGTTATAGCCAGCAAAGCGCTCGCCTCGGTACTCAATAGCCATTATGCGTCTCCGTAGATGCCTTCTTCGGTTACCTTG